TTGGCTTCCCTCATGCGTTCGATAATCGTTAGTCGTTGGTCCGCAAGCTTGCCGGTCTTAATGGCGCGCTCAAGGTGTCCCTCAACCGTGTCTACCGTGGACAACATGATTTTTAGAAGCTGAATTCCTTCCACATCACGAATCGGCGCGTCCCGCAATTGCCGCACATAGGTTTCGCGCAAGCCGTCGAAGGCTTCCCGAACTAATGGATTTTTCATAACCGCCTTGGCTTTCGCCGCCCGGTCGGTTTCCTTGGACAACTGCGGTATTTCTGCCGAAAATTCGTCTTCGGGCATTAGTGCTTCGCGCCCCGCTTACCGGCCATGTAGGTGCCAGCCGTGGAACGAACAACATTAGCCCCGGCCTTGCCGAAATCGGCGGTCGGATGGCCGTCTTTGCTTGAAGTGCCGGGAACGGAAACAGTGGGGTTGACCGGTGCGGCCCGTCCCATGTTCTTGTTCGTTCCGGCCTGTTTGGGGTTTTTCGCCCCGTTGCCGTGGTACATCTAAGTTCCTCCTAATTTACGGTGGTTCACTGTAAATCCCCTAATCTATACCAAAAAACCGGGGATTATGCAATTTCACACCTAGTCCATGGACAATAGAAGCGATATTAAGGCCGCTTCTTCTTCATCCCGCGCCGCTTGACGCAGAATTTCTATTAACTTGGTCAACCGTCGCCGGTCGTCAGCAATGGCCCGTAGCGTGGCCGCGCTGCGCTGGAAATGGGCTTCAAATTCGGGCGGGGCCAGCGTTTCAACCGTCTTTTGTTGCCGGGGCGTTAGATCGGCCCGTTCAACATGCTTTAAGACAACCGCGACGGCTTCCGCATCACCTTCCGCAATATCAACAATTTCTTTGACCGTGGGCGCTTGCGCGATAACAAAAGGCCGCAACGCCCTGGCGCGCCCGTTCCCTTGGTTCAAGAAAAGCGCCGCCAACATCAAAGCCGCTCCAACCAAGTTATGCCTATCGTCACATCGGCATTGGAACCGGACGAAAGTGCAGCCGTGATAGACCAGCGTTCGCCGGGGCGCAAAACCAAATCAAGCGCCTTCAGGTCAATATCTTTACTCTCTGCGCCCTCCAGCGTGAATTCCATCAATTCCGTCCCGCCAACAACCAAGAATGATTCATCAACCGCCATCGTCGGCCACACTTACCCGGCCCGATAGCGAACCATCATCGGCGCGCGATAACTCTACAACCTTATCGGCCCGCGCCACATCCCGCGTTTCGCGTTGCGCCGCCCGGTCAAGTTCCTTGTTCATTACGTCGGCTTCGATCTTTTCGCGCGTCTGTTGGGCTTGCGCTTCAAGTTGTGCCGCCGCCCGCGCATCGTCCGCCGCTACCTTGGCCGCCGTTTCGCGCATGGATGCAACGATTTTTTCGCGCTCCAAGGCCGTCTTGGCTTCGATTTCGGCTAGTTTTATGCGTTCGTCTGACGCCAGCTTATCCCGGCGGAATTGTTCATCCGCTTGTGCCTTTTGCGCGTCAACGTGAACCTTGGCTTGGTCGTTTTGAATTTGCCCTTGGGCCAACGCCATAGCCGGATCACCTTGTTGTTGGTTCGCCGCCGCCGCTTTCTTCTGTTGCGCCACAAGCTGTTGCATTTGCGGGCTGTTGGGATCGGCAAAATAATCGTCCGCCCGCTTGAACCCGAACGCTTCCGTGGTCTTCGCCAAGGCGTTGTGGATGTTCGAAAGCGTCACTAACGGGCCGTCAACGCCGCCCTGGAAGGTGATAATCTTTTCTTGCATTTCCAGTATTCGGGACGCCGCAAAGGCTTCCTGTTCGCGCGTGTCGTACCCTAGACCAACTTCGGCGGTAATGTCGTATTCCTGGCCCCAGGTGCGCGGATCGACTTCAACCCATTTGTTGCGAAGGCGGACCACGCTTGCTTTGTCCTGGTGCGCGGTCGTCAACCGGGCCACCAATTCGAACAGCTTGCGGACGCCGGTTTCGGCAAAGGTCCGGGCTATGAGTTCAATCCGTTGGTTGGCTTGCGACATTAACTTGGCTTGGCCGCTGGCTGTATCGTCCAAGGTTTCCGCATCCAACCCTTGATTTAGCCGTACCACGCCCGTCCGCTTTTCCGCGACCGTTTCCATGAATTCCATGATCGGGAAAATGTACGAACCAAGCGGCTGCACCGGCATGGGCATGATGTGGCCGCCCGCGTCCGGTCCATCCGTATCGACGCGCACAACGCCATCTGGCCGTTGGTTCAACAAATCGTCCAGGTCAACCCGGTTCGATACCGCCACGCGGTTGTTGTTCAAGCCATAACTGTTGTCCAGGACTTGTCGCAACAATGTGGACCGAATTAGCTGAACGTCCCCAACCAGGTCATACATGGACCGGCCAAAGAAAACGTGCGGCATAATGATCGGCGTCAGGTCAATAAACGGTTGGTCAACGTCAATCCGTTCGATAGCCGGTTCACCATCGCGCAAAAGGATTTCGTGACTATCGCCGCCAACGAACACTTGAACCAATTCCGAATGGCCGTCGCCGTCAACGTCCAGTTCAAGGTAGCATTCTACAATCACCACTTCGCGCGTGGCTTCGTCAATTGCCGCCCCGGTGCGCGGATATTCATATTCCTGGTGCCGCCGCTCCACATATTCGCGGTTAAACAAGCCGAAGTTCGCGCCCGTCTCCGATAGCGCCAACAATTGCGCCCGGTCAAACCCGCGTTCAATGCCCCATGATACGGTTTTCCGCATCCGGTGGCCCTTCATGCGCGCGTGATCCATGTTCCGCGCTTCACGGCTGATAATGAATTCTTCGGGCGGCACCGGTTCCGTCACCACCTGTTTTTTGACATACCGGCGTTCTATCGTTACGTCGTAAAGGATCGGCGGCGGCGCTTCAACCATGGCCGGAGAACCGTATTCATCCAATACGGCTTGCCCCATTTCATCCAAGGCCGGTTGAACTTCGCCCGTCGCTTCGCCCGCATATTCGCGTTGTTCGACAACTGATAATTCCCCTTCCACCGGTTGCGAAAGCATGTATGCCAATTCGATTTCGGTTAGGCCGGTATGCTTGGACCGTTCCGATAATTCGTTTTCGTCCCAAAACACCTTGAGAATGCCATTCTTTTGCAACAAGGCATCCTTGAACCACGAATAGAAAACTTCATAGCCCTTGTTCTGGCGGAATAGAACATGGTTCACATAGTCCGTCTTTTGCTCCGCTTCGGCTTCATCTTCGGGGCCGGTCGGTTGGAAGGTGCAGGCCGTCGAACCCGTCAGGAAAATCCGCATTAGGCTGGGCATGATCCATTCGACGGTATCTTGCACGTCCGACATGACAACCTTTGAGCGGCCATCAACTTCATTGCCGAACAATTCGCCGCGATAGTATTTCAGCGCGTTGGATCGTTCGCGGGCTATGGTGCCGTCCAGATAGCCAACAGCGGACGTTATTTCGGCGCTTACAATCGCGCGAACGGTATCATCATCCAACGGTTGCGGGTCGGATTGATGTGACGAAAGGCTTGCGGGGCGGGCGGGCATTAGGCGGCCTGATCTTCACTCAAGGCCACGGCCATCTTGGCCGCTTCGCTCTTGGTGAACCAACGTGGCGGCGAACCGTCCGGGTTGTCGGGATGATCGCCCAAAAGGTTATCCATACGTTCGCCGTTTTTCATAAGAACCCAACGGCCAAAGCCTTCATGTTCCGCCGAATAAACGTCGCGCGCATCGCCCGGAATGCCGACAATTGCAAGCCCGTCAGGGTCGTTTCGGTCATACGGGGCCGGGTCCATGTCAACCGCCGGATTGTCGCCTAGACGGGCTTCCAGGGCTTCCACGCGCCGCGTCAACGCGCGCACCTTTTCGCGTAGTTGGTTGCTCATATTCCGTAATCCTTTTCGATCCCGGTGCGTTCTTCGGCGGCGAATAAGCCCTGACCATCCACGTACCGGCGAAGCCGCGCGTTCAATTCAGCTTGCCGCGCTTGCCATTCCATCCGGGCTAAAAACGCGGGCAGGAATTCGTGCGGTTCGACATATTCAACATTTACTTCGCCGCTCATTTCTTCGCCTTCGCTTTTGCCTTCGCCTTGGGCTTGGGCGCGGCCTTCGCCGGCGCCGGGGCCGCCTTCGACGGCTTCATGCTTACCGCCATGATGTTACCAAGCACATGAACCGTGCGGGCCATCTTGCCATCCACATACACGGTCATGGGCGATTCATCCATGATCGGCTTTGTCACCGTGAACATTTCGCCCGTCGATTCGTCAACGTCGGCGTGTTTGATGTGCGTATCCCAAGGCTTTGAAGCGGCCAAGGCTTTGATGTTCGCGGCCCCCGCCTTTTCCTTCGCGGCCCAAATGTCCGCTTCTAACTTTTCGGTCATACGAATGCCCTTTCGTCATGCTGATATTGGATCGACTTGCGCTTGGTCTTCACTGGCGCGGCGAATGTCAACGCAGCCGCATCCCCGGCGTCAGGGCTAAACCCTAGCCGCTCTTTTATGTGCTCTTTCGGTTCAAGGATGATTTGCGAATTCGAATTAAACCGGGTCGCGCCCTTGCCCCAAACGACCGAACAGAAATCGGTGTGCATCGCGTCGTTATCCGGTATATCCACGCCCGCCGGATCGTTCAGCCAATCCCGCAATTCGCCCCACATTTCGGCGCGCTTATTGGCATATTGCACATCGTCGGACGGCTTGCCGCCAAAGTTCACGCCATGGATCAACCGGGATTGTTCGACTTCCCGCAATCGGTCAACCACGCCACCGCCAACCCCGGTCACATCAATGTTGACGCGCACCGGACGAACCTTGTCGATTATCCGGCTGATCTTGCCAACGATCACCATCAAATCATCCGTGTCCAAGGTCACATTGACATGCCCACCCAACTTCCGGCCCTGGCGGTCGATTATGCGGGTTTTGTCGTCTCCACCGCGCGCCACATCCACGCCAAGAACGATAGGATGGCCCTTTTCGGGTTGAACCGTGTTCTTGCGGGCGCGCGCCACATCTTCGGAGCGGATAAAGGTTTCGTCGCCGCCGGTTTGAAACGCTTCTTCGGCGGTCGCGGGGTATTCCTGGCGGAACAGCCAACATACATCATCCGAATCACCGCCAGCGGATTGCGCCAGCGCGCGGTTGGTGTTGAACGCCCACCACAATTGATCTTGGGCTAGATCGTGCAGCTTGGCATATGCGCGCCACGCTTCAGGCGGGTTCCAATCATGCGGCGGTTCGTCGCGGTACGGGGTATGCGCGAACCACGGAATGAAGATCAATTCATATTCGCTGTCACCGCGTTCGGCGGCCTTGCACATGGAATAGAACAACCCGCCCAAGCCGTTCGCCGTGCTTTCCAGGATGATTTCGGTGTTGTCTTGATCTGGAACCGCTTGTAGCGCGCCAGAAACGTGTTCAGCGGCGTTTTCCCAAAAGGCGACTTCGGACCCATGAAAGTATTGGATCGTCTCCCCACGGGCCACACCGCGCGCCCCAGCCGTGCCTAGCTTGTAACCGCTGTCAAGTTCCGCGAAGTCCAATTCCTTCGCGTTCGATTTGCCGGTGGCCGGGCGGACGATTTCGGGGCAATTGGTGTGGTATCTATCCACCATGGAAAACAGCGCGTCGGTTGCGCTTGCGGTATGCGTCAGAATGAAGGCACGGACGCCGGTTCGGTGCGTCACTTGGTGGTAAAAACGACCTTCGATTAGCGTTGAACACCCCGGTTGCCGTGCCTTCAATATCAGCGCCCGGACGCGCCCGGTGGCTTCTTTTTGGCGCTCCAGGCGGTTGTGGATGATGTGTTGAACTTCGTTCAATTCCAGCGGCACGGTGCCGCCTTCCTTGGGCCGAATTCGAAGACATTTCCTGGCATAGTGCGGGAAATCTTCGCGCAACAGGCGCGCAACTTTCAATTCGTATTCGGTCGCGGCCATCCGTCACGCCGCCACAAAAAGCGCCCCGACCGTAGGGGAACAGCCGGGGCGAAGTGTCAACAGGGAGGTGTAGTTAGGGGAAACTACGGTTGTTGATTTGCCAAGCATACCAAAATTTGCGGGGGTTTCAACCATCGTCCTTATCCAACTCCCGCAACCGTTCTTCATGGGATAGCGTAACGTCGAACTTGCCTTCGTGGCTAATTGCGGAAAGTTTGGGGTGGACGTAGGGCGCGCTTGCCGCCGCAGCCCATTTGCGGTCTTCGGGGCCGCTGTCTTCGCTGCGTAGGACTTCAAGCATGTAATCCAACGGCGTAAGGCCGGAAGCAGCGATTGCCGCTTGCCGCGCAACGGTCGCTTTGTTTTTTGAACCTTTCGGGCGACCACCGGCATGTTTTGGTTTGTCCAAGTTTCTACCTAGTTCTTTATCCGCCGCCGTATTTTACGCCGAAGTT